GGCCCGCTGCGAGAACCCAGGAAGGCCTAAGGTTAACTCAATCAAGAGTCCTTAGAAAATTCCTAACTGGGTCTGACTCTCCCTGAAGGCCGAAGCCCCGTCACCCCTATCTAAAAGGGTGACTCCCAACCAAGCTTGATGCCGACGCGCTTGGGGCGTCCAGAACGCTCTAAGTGTTTCTCATCATAGCCCATAGTTGGCAACCATGGGGAAGACCGGTCCACCCTACCCGAGCCGTTTAAGGTTGACGGTTGTCGGAAGACAGAGTCGGTCACGATGGAGCCAGGACAGGGGACTAAGCTGAGATTGCTCTCAGCACCCCTTAAGAAATCCCGGGATTCCATCTTGAGAAGACACTTAAGTAGGGCACCAGTATCTCCAAGCTTATCGCTTGGAGCTTTGGCCTCCACAACATAGCCCCGAACTTGAGGGCTATGGAGAAATGGGTGCATACGATCTACCTGATAAGGTAGAAGATATGAAACCCTGCCCAACACAGAGGAACTTGGTGACACGGTAGGAAAGTGTTTCAACACTTTCTCTAGCCGTGCATCAAGACGGCGGGTTGTCTGCCAGTAACCAGCAAGGTAAAGCTGGTTACGGAGACTAACCGTCGAGATTACCTCTGTCGCGTCTGCTATCGTGGTAGGTAGTGCTCGGCGAACCCGGACAATAGATACGTCCGCTCCGTCATAGTACTCCTTTCCGCAAGACTCTCTGAACCTTCCGGTCCAGAAAGACTTGCTCAGACCTACTTGAGAACCAAAATCCTCAAGTGTCTGCACGATAGATAGCACATGGTCTACGGGGACAATAAGATCATCCCCATAGACACGCACCGTCCCAAGAAAGGATTTAATGTCTTTCTTGGTCATGGTCACGTTAAGCGATCTCTGAATCCCAACAAAAATCATGGTCAAAAAGACCATGGCTTCCACGGGAAAACAGAGTGCTGAACCCATCGACGCGTATTTGGCCAGGGTAAGAATACCATGGCCATCCACGTCAGCCCTGCGAGAACGAGTAGCATCAAAGGCCCTGTCAACATAGGGCCAATGAGACATCATCGTTCGAACAAGGCGATTCGAGACACGATCAGAAGCCTCGCTCAAATCGAGCGTGGCCGTCCGTCCATCGGACGAACCTTGACGAGCCAAATCCTGATTAGGGAATTGGTCGTCAAATCCAATCATTCCAGTGAGGAGTTCATCCCTCTTAAAGGAATCGAGGAAACATTGCAGAAGAGCTTGTTGCGTGTATTGCATACACGCAGGCTCGACGGCAATGATCCGAGGTGTCTTGAGCGTCTTAGGAACGGAGATAACCTTCACAGGAATCTCTGCTCCGGGTTCGAGGACAGTCACCGTTTCCAACTCTTCTCTAAAATGAAGGTTTGGAAGTAGGTACTCCTCCGACGGGAAGACTCGTTGGAGTCGCCGGGTCCAAGAACGGAGCCG